GACTTCCGGAAGACTGCCGCCGACCCGCTGTTCCCGGCTCAGAACACTCCGTTTTCGATGAGTACTTACATCGTTGCGGATGTTCCTACTGTCGGGTTCACGGTTACGGAGCAGAAGCAGATCATCGACGCGCTTAGCGCGTGGCTGACTGCGTCTTCCGGCGCCAATGTCACCAAGTTGCTTGGTGGCGAGAGCTAACACGATTGGCGGGGAATCACTGTGAAGTGGTTCCTCGCCTTCGTGGCCTTGTTAGAGATAACAGGGTCATTTATCGTGTTGACTCTTGGCGATCTGATGGCTGCGTGGAGGGGTCGATACCCTATCCGCGACCAACCATGGGATCCGGACACATGTGACAGGTCATAGCCTACCTCTTCTATTAGGAAGGGGGGCCATGAAAAGGATCATGTGCCTCTTGCAGGAGGTTCTCCTTGACAGGGGAACCTGGTGTGGCGTCAGCACCGACCTTGATCTCAAAAGGATCAAGGCCAGAGTTGAACACGAGGGGCAATCGTTTCTGACGATTGCCCTGCCGAACTATGGAAAGGGCTTCGAAAAAAGCCTTGACCAAGGGTTCGTCGACAGTAAGATGTTTTCGATCTCCTCACGGAGTCGAACTCATCGCGGTCTCCCTGCCCTATTGGAGGGTTTCCTCTGTTTCGTGTTCGATTCGGACTCTGGACAGTTGCTTGATGAACCATCCGCAGACGCCATTCAAGCCATACGTCAGATCACTCTGATGTGGGGCAAGATGGCAGCCGAGACGACCAAAAGTCGAAACGACTACACTCTGCGGCAGTTCCTCAAGTGTGAGCAGGAGGTCCGCCAGGCGGATGCAATGCGAACTGAAGCGGATATTTCTCGCTTCAAGCGTATTGCTACGCTGCTCTGGGGCGACGTGTTGCAACGCGTAGATGAAGACATCTTCTACGGTCGCATCGTCCCGAAGCACGGCCCAGGCACAACTGCTGAAGGTACTGTCGGAAACGACAAGTACCGACAGTCCTTGTGGACTGAGCGGCTGGAACAGGTGTTTCCATCCTTGGATTACCTGTTTCCGTCATCCAGCTATTATCATCAGCTGGATCAGGTGGAACTCCTCGAACCCGGAGCAGAACTTCCCGTGAGGGTCGTTACTGTTCCTAAGACGC